CTGCAAGGGGATGTCACCGGCCTCGAAACCAAGGGGGCGGAACAGAAGAAAGAATACGAGCGGCTGACTGGGGAAGTTGCCACCGTCAAGCAGGCCATCACGCACGCCGAGGATCTTGCGGCCCGTCTTGCCAAGCACCAATCTTCGTCGCTGGAGACTGGCAACTGGCCCGACGAACTGGCGAAGGCCAGCGAGGCGCTCACCGCCGCCGAGATCAAGAACTTGGATATCCAGAAAGCGCAAGACATCAATGCATCGCGCTCCCTCCAAGTGACCGCTGTGCGGTCGAAGCAATCCGAGGCCGAGGAACTGAAGGCGGCCGTCGAGGAACTTGCGGCCCTCAAGGAAACCCTGCTGAAGGCGGGTTCGTCGCACTTCGTCGAGGAAATGCAGGCCATCCTCAGCGAGTTTGGCTTCGAGCAGGTCGAATACTCCAATGAACCCTTCGGGTTCTTCGCCGATGGGCTCGGCGCCGAGCAACTCTCTGGTGGCCAGAAGGTGCTCTTGGAAGCGGCGTTGCGGCTCGCCGCGGCGAAGGCGTCGGGGCTGAACATCATGGCGCTCGACGACGCGAACAAGTTGGGCGAGAAGGCTCGCAACAAACTGGCAGGGATCCTGCTGAAGGCTGGCGTGCAGGTCATCATCTGTAGCACAACTGAAATCCGCCCGGAACCACAGAAATTGCCAGAAGGATTCAAGATACTTTGGTTTACCAATGAGAGCCCAATTGGGCCGACAGTCGTGGATAACATCCATGCGTAATTTGTTGTTGTGACAAAGCAGAGGAAGCTATGAAGCGCAAAAGCTACAACGACGTGGCAACTCTTGGCCCCAGCGACCTTGTGCCGTTTCAGGTCGGGGAAGGGGCGAAGGACCGCCACGCGACAAGGCTCTCCATCGCCCTGAGCCTCCAGGGCGTTGTCGAGGACTGGGCGAAGCGTAACGGCTTTACGCTGAGGATTTCGAATGGTGGCCATCATTGGAAGCTGACCGGCCCATTTATCGCGCAGTGGTGGCCTTCTTCCGCGAAGCTGGTTTTCGGGAACGGCTGGCCAGACGGTGTGCATTGCCACGACGTGGAGCAACTCGCTACCCTCGTCGGGAAGAAACTGGAGTATAATCGAGCCCGAATTTAGGAGGCATCTGTGGACACACCGAACACCGTTGACTTGGGCAAGTTGCTTGCGAATCATCGGCTGGACGGCATGACCGCCGAACTCGTTGAACCCAAACGGCTCGCCGCCGAAGGGTGCATCATCGTGTGCATGAGGGCGGATCTAGCGATGATGCCCGTCAAGGGGTCTGTGGAGGTAGCTTGCTATGGATGCGGGGAGAAAGTCATAATGAGTCCTTCGACCCAAGTGGTCGTCGCACTGAATCCGGCAAACCCCGTGCTGTGCTTTGAATGCCTCGTCGTGTTGTATCAGAACGAAAAGACGTAGTGCAGTACTGCACAAAGGAGAGTGGCTATGCCACAAACGATCATCGTCGGCGCAGCGGTCTATATTGACCCTTTAACCGGAATTACGAAGTGCTCGTACTGCGACCAGCCGGTCGCAGCGAGTGCAGTCGAACGCAGTCGCCTAAGCACCCAAGCCCAAGCGCCGCAGATTTGGTGCGCCAACAAAGAGTGCAAGGCGTACAACGTCATGGGCGATGTCGAGATCACGACGCTGCCGGGGACGAAGCACCAGAGCCGACCGCCGTTCAAAATTGGTTCTTGACACACAGTTCGATAGAGGGTATATTCTGGCCATCGAGCCGTGTGGGCTCTCTTCACGGGGATACCTGGAGGCGGCGCCGGCACGTCGCCTCCGCTCCCTTGCCGGAGGGTTAGAATGCCAAAGCGGGTCATCGACGGCGAAGCTATTGCTACCAGCCTAAAGCTCCGCCAAGTTCCAGAAGAATTCAAAATTCATTACCCGTACCTTTTAACGCTCGCACTAGCAGACGGATCCTTTGAGTGTGATCCTGGGACCATTTGGTCGTCACGGTACTCCATCCTGATGCCAAGTGTCACCCCCGAGAAAGTCGCTATGATGCTTGCCTGCTTCGAGGAAGCAAAACTACTCTTCCGGTGGAAAAGTGAGAGAAATGGTAAGGTTTGGGGGTATTGGGTGGGGATAAACAAGCCTGGAAGGCTCCCCGGTGAGTCTAGGAGAGGTAAGAATGAGAAAATTGGGGAGTCTCCACCTGAATCATTGCTAATAGAATTCCTTTCAAATGGATGTAATTTACATCCACTACAAGAAAAAACAAATATCTTATTGGAAGTAAATGGAATCCATACGGAACCTACTGGTATCCATACGGATGTAAGTAGTTTCCCTGGCTCTGGCTCTGGCTCTGGCTCTGGCTCTGGCTCTGGCTCTGGCTCTGGCATAGGTTTAGGCCCCCCTTCGGGGGAGTCTGAGGGGGGGCGGCAAGAACCTGAAAAACCCGACAAAGGGACAATCCCTGCCCCAGTGCCCAGTGCAGGCCTGCACTCCGAAGCGGAGATCGACGAAACCCAGGACATAATCCCATGGCTGGAGAAAACTTGGCGGGAGAACCCCAGAACGAGGAAGTTAGATTGGAAGGACATAAAGTACCCCGAAGGCGTGATACGCGCCGAAGAAGCGATGGGTCGTTTGCAGTTTCGGCGAGCGTGGCTGGACTACCTCGACGGCAAAGAGAACCCGAAATTTTTCGAGTTCTTGAAGCAGTTCCAGAACGAGGGAGCCAAGAAGTCGGCGGTGAAGCCGCAGCGGGACCCTGCAACGCCCCAGAACAGCGACGAAGCTGATTTAGCCCGCATGAAGGCATGGAGGTGAGCGCTGACGTATAAAAAGTGGGCGACTAGATTCATCGGTGACCTACTCTACGAGGTCAACGAGCACAAATGCCCGTTGCACAAGAGCCATGAAACCGCGCGGCGGCATTTCAGGAAGGAAATCGAGCGCCTAACGAGAGTCCTAAACCGAGTTTACAACGACGGATCGAAGAATCCCTCCTACTGAAAGGAAGTGAGCGATGAAGGTAAACCTAAAGAAACCCGATGGAAGCGTTGCGGAAGGGGAGACGGTGCCGTTCAACGTCGACGACGAACGGTTTGGCACCTACAGCCCCAATGTCCCGCCCGAGCATCCACTCGCTGGGAAGACCATCAAGTTCAAGGCAGTGGTGCATACCATCGTCTTCGCAGGGGTCAACCCAGAAACCGGCATCCCTGAAATTCAGGTGATGTACCAAGCGGTCGCTGGCGTTGAGTAGCGAGGAGGTGAGAAATGTCAATGATTTGCCTTACTTGCAATGGAGATCGAGGCGGGAACTTCTGCTCGAAATGTGGGTCGAAACTTATTGAAGACCCAAACACTCGCCGATGCCCAGCCTGTGGCGTTGAGGTGTATCAAGGCGACTTCTGTTTCATCTGCGGATGGGAATTAGCGAAGCCCGTACCTCCAATATTCGTCCGATTTTGGCAATCGCTAAAATTTTTGTTTCGTGGGTTTTCATGATGACCGACGCGGAATGCCTGAAAGAAGTAAAAAAACTCGAATCAGCCCTACTTCGCTTCCCGCCGCACACCCACGACGACCAGGAGTTTTGGGATCGGCGTAGGATGGCCATCTTCGAGGCCGTAGAGCGCTTCGGTGTGGACACGCTTCGCCAAGCCTTCCGACGCTTCGCTGAGGCTGGCGGCGAGCAGGGGTACGGATTCCCTACGGTTCCCGAGATCGTCGCGGAGTGTACGGCCGTCGCCAGCGACGGGGAGCCTGCGGAGCAGGCTCGTCGAACCTTCCCACGCTTCGCGCACGCCTGCGCAAAGCAAGCCGCGCAATGCAGTCCTGCACTACTGACCCTCGCCGCACTGTGGCCGTATGAATCCGCCCACATTTTATGTGCGGGCGAGATCCCTGCGACGTGTCCAGAGTGCGGCGTGCGGCACGTCGAACTGGGGGCGTTCGACGCTCTCATCGACGCGCATCCGGGGGACACGGGGGGGTGGACGCGGTACTTTAAGGGGTATTTGCTCTGCGCCGCTTGTGCGAAGAAGGGAAAGTGAGTGCCTACTACAACGAAATCGATCCGTTCGCGGCGGCATGGCTGCGCGAGTTAATCAAGGCTGGGCAGATCGGCTCAGGGGAAGTTGATGAACGAAGTATTACCGAAGTCCAACCCGCAGACCTCCGAGGCTTCACGCAATGCCACTTCTTCGCCGGCATCGGGGTGTGGAGTTACGCCCTTAGAGCGGCTGGATGGCCAAACGATACTCCCGTTTGGACAGGCTCCTGCCCCTGCCAGAGTTTCAGTGCAAGCGGGAAGCGGGGAGGCTTCTCAGATAGTCGTCACTTATGGCCCGCATGGTTCCGGCTCATACGCGAGTGCCGCCCTGACACAATGTTTGGCGAGCAGGTTGCGTCCAAAGACGGACTTACTTGGCTCGACGTTGTTTCGGCTGACTTGGAAGGAGCGGGTTACGCCGTCGGGGCGGCGGATTTGTGCGCTGCGGGCTTCGGCGCGCCGCATATCCGGCAGCGACTGTACTTCGTGGCCAACGCCGAACGCAATGGAAGGCAGCCAGACGAGCCGGGGCGGGGATCGCTACGACGAGAAGTTGATGGGCGGGATTGCGAAGCTGGTCGGATGGCCGACGCCGCAAGTTCACGACGACAAGGAACGCGGGAACACGGAAGCGGAGCATTACCACTTCCCGCACGACCTAAGCAATGCGGCGACCTGGGCGACCCCGCGCAGCGAGGACTCGGAATGCGCGGGAGCGCATCGGGGCAACGCGGACGGGCTGCACAGTCAGGCGAATCTCACTGCTTGGGCCACACCCTCGGCGCGGGATTGGAAGAACGGTCAAGCCAGCGAAGAAACTCTTCAGAAGAATTCCAGGCCGCTGAACGAACAAGCCGTGGCTTCACTAACGGCTTCTGGGCGGACGCCGAATGGCTTTGGTGCCGGGACGAAAAGTACCGGGCAGTTGAACCCGGCACATCCCCGCTGGTTGCAGGGGCTCCCAACCGCATGGGACGACTGCGCGGTTATGGTAACGCGCTGTGCGCGGAAGTCGCCAAAGGCTTCATCGAAGCCTACATAGAAGTCAGAGCCTTGAAAAAATAGTTATGCCTAGCGCAACAGCCAGTGAGAGAACAATGCCGCATAACACCGAGGCGGAGCGTGCGCTCTTGGGTAGCGTCCTTTTGGACAACGCTGCGCTTGCGATCTCGATAGAGATCGTCAGTGTCGGCGATTTCTACTCGACCGCTAATCGTCTATGCTTCGAAAAAATGCTCCAACTCTCCGAAAAGGGCACGACGATAGACCTCGTCACCCTCTCCGACCAACTCACGAAAGACGGACTCTTCGATAAAGCCGGCGGAGGGGGATACATTGCGGGGCTAACCGAAGGGGTCCCGATTGGCACGACGGCGGCGGTCGGGGAATATTGCCATATCGTCAAGGAGAAATCTAAACTTCGCAGCATCATCAACGCTTCAAACAACGTACTGGCGAGGGCATTCGAAGGCATCGACGATTCGGCAACGCTCGCCGAACTGGGAATTGAAGCGCTCTACGACATCATCGGCGCCAAGCAGAAATCGGGCCTCGTCAAGCTCGATCAAGTATTTCGCGAGGAGATGGGAGCCTTCGGGACGCTGCTCGACGGCCGCACAGGGGCGGCCTACGGGATCCCGACGGGGTTTACAGACCTTGACGCTATGTGCAGGGGGCTCCAGCCAGGTGAATTGACCATCATCGCGGCGCGGCCCAGCTTGGGCAAGACGGCGCTTGCGACGTGCATAGCGCTCAACATGGCGGATCGCTACTCGATCCCCGTGGGATTCTTTAGCTTGGAAATGATGCGGGCGGCGCTGCTCACCCGGATGCTCTGCGTGAATTCCAGAATCAACATTCACCGTTTGTCGACGGGCTTCTCGACGCGAGACGATGTGGCGCGCGCCGTCAAAGGCATCGGCGAACTCGCCAAACTACCTATCTGGATTGATGATACCTCCGGTTTGACGCTGACCAGCTTCCGCGCCAAGGCGAAGCGGCTGATTCAGGAGCAAGGTGCCCGGGGGTTCATCGTTGATTACATCCAGTTGATGTCCTCGGGGAAGAAATTCGACAGCCGCAACGCCGAAGTAGGCTATTTATCGGCGGGGCTCAAGCAATTCGCGAAGGACGAGAAGGTCTTCGTCGTGGCGCTGTCGCAGTTGTCCCGCGAACCCGAGAAGGGCCGGAAGCGGAAGCCGCAGCTGAGCGATCTTCGGGAATCAGGCGCGCTTGAGCAAGACGCGGATGTCGTGATCTTCCTCTGGCGTCCGAAGCAGGACGAGTCCACCGCCGAAGGCGGGCAGGAAATGGTAACCATCATCATCGGCAAGCAGCGCAACGGCCCCACAGGGGAGTTGTGTTTGGGCTTCCAAAAGGAGTACACTCGGTTCGTCAACCTAGCTTCTGGCTCAGACGAACCGGAGATCGTGAGCGTTCCGTAAATTCAAACGAAGAAGGAGAAACACCACCATGAACATAATTCTAATTCTATTTGTAGTGGCCAGCTTCATCGCGGGCTTGGCTTGGGCGAAACCCTTCAAACGGTTTTCCAGCTTATTTACACTAGCTGGCTTGCTTGTGCTTGTGCTATTCACAGCGGGGTGCTCTGCGGCCTGGATCACGAGCGTACAGGCTCTCTTGCCATCGCTTGCCACGATCATCAGCAGCATCTTGGCGTTCGCTGCGGGCTTGGCTGGGAAAACGGTTTCAGCGGCCACACTGGCCAAAGTTCAGACTCTTGAGGGCGATATATCAACTGAGTTAACCGACGCCTCGGCGGTCATCACGGCGTATAAGTCAAGCCAAGATCAATCGCTCCTGGGTAAGTTGGCTGCGGTGTTTTCGAATGTGGTGGGAAGCCTGCAAAGCATACTGAGGGGGCTCGACATCACCGACACCGCGACACTTTCCAAGCTTACGGAACTGATTGATCTGGCGATTGGCGTTGCGCAGGCGATCATCGCGCTGATCCCGCAAGTCCTAGCGACCCTCGCACATCGCGTTTCACTCACCAGGGATGCGTTGACCGCGGCTGACAAGGCGGCGGCATTGCACATCGACAACTTCCACAAGGCGGTGTGCCAGAATT